TTTTAGAACATCGACCGGTAGGTACACTAGTCGTTGTGGTTGAGCGTTCGCAGTCCATAGTCCTTCTTGAGGATGTGGTCCACTGCTTCGCTCGAGAATTGCTCTCCGTAGGTCGCTCCCCCGAACACAGTGTCGAGGTGTTCACTTTGTGCGACGGTCAATCGATATCGTCGATAGACGTCTTGTGCGTGGAAGTGGAAGGTCTCCTTCTCCAAGCCAAAGTGTCCGTGCGCTAGTTGTAGGTTAACAACGCGCAAGCTTACGGCATCCGTCTTTCCGGCTGTACGTCTCATTCGATTGATGAGGGGAAAGCTGGCCAGTGGATAGGTGCCTTGTAGGAGTGCACTTTGAAATCTCATCCCGCGTTTCTTGAGGTCTCCCGAGCCTGGGAGGTCGCCTTTTGCGACACCGGAAAGGCGAAGTAGAACTCCTGGGTTCAGGAGGGGCCGCCAAAGTCCGTCGATGTCGAGAACGGGTGAGTGTTTCAGAAATTGTATGTCTTCGAAAACTTCGCAGGTGTCAACAGTGATGATGTAACCTACGGCCGCAGCAGCGGCGATGATTTGGGTTTCGTTTTCGGCGCAACACTCGCCGATACTAACCGCTATCATGATGTTAGCGAAGTTGTTGATGGACGTCGTCATGGTGCTCCCGCTGTAAAGCTTGGGCACCCATGGTTGCAACGTGACGCGTCTTTTCGGTTCCGCAATGTCGTGGATGCGAATTGGGAGCATGCATTGCTCGACCAAAACGCGTAGATCATCGCGTACTACGCCATCAGCTAGTTGTGGATATGCCTCGAAAATCGCGGGCCCGTGACTCGCGTCACAAGCGGATATGTCGAGGTTCGCGCGGTAAACGCCGTCTTTGGTATTGACAGCGTAACACGCATCGTCGGAAAAGTAGACGAAGAAGAAGCGTCCCGTTGGACGGAGCAATTCTGCGAACACGTATGATAGGTCATCTTGTGTAGGTTTCGAGCAGAAATAAATGGTCCCACCAGCATATTCAAATGGTTCCGCGCTCATTGCGTCCTTGAGACATTTGGTAACCCGAAAGCCTTGTAAGCTCGCTTTGACTCCCAGGTCACCAATCATCCTGGGCACCTTACCAGGTTTTGCCCATTCT